CTGGAGAGTTGAATAGAGTTAACGAAAATGAAGAAGGTACTTCAATGTTTGGAGAACAAAAAAAATTTACGTTAAAAACTCCAAAACCAGCTCCGGCACCAGCAGCTGAAGTTCCGATGGCGCCACCGGCAGTACCATCTCCTGAATTACCTCCATCACCAGTTGATGCTGGAATGGATATGGGTGCGGAAGGAGACGTTGATATGGAAATGGGTGCTGAAGAAATGGGACCTGAGGGAGATGTTGAAATGGATGTTGATATGGATGTTGAATCACCTGAAGGAGATGAAGAACAAGTAACGTTCAAGACTATCCAAAAATTGACTGGTAAATTAACTCAAAAAATTAGAACTTTAGATAATGAAGAAGGAATGACTTCTGAGGACATCAAGTATGTAATCAACATGGTTATTTCATCTTTAGATTTAAAATCATTGAGTGAAGAAGATAAAGAAGACATTGTTAGTAAATTTGAAGAAGATTCTGAAGACTTAGGTGGCGATGATATGGACGGTGAAGATATGACTGACGATACTGAAGTTGAAGACATTCAAGCTGACATGGACGTAGCTGTTGAAAGTGAAATGGATGAAGAAGACGAGGATTACGGAAATGGTGCAATCATAGACAGTATCTTTGGTGAGTCCAAAGTAGATAAAGTAATTTCAAAATATTTTGAAGTTTCTAAAAAAGAAATTTTAGAAAGTAGAGAAAAAGTTGCTAAGAAAAAAATCAAACAAATTTCTGAAGCTAGAAAACAAATGGGTGCGGTTATTAAATTAACTGAAACTATTGAACAAGAATTAGCATCTAAGAAATTTTTATCGGAAAACGCTTCAGCTAAAATTGTTGGTATTACTAACAAGAAAAACTTAGTGTTTGAAAATAAAGGAAAACAAGTAAAAATATCACCTGAAGGACAAATTTTGTAATCTATGAGTAATCTGATATACGTAAACGGTTTAGGACCCAACTATAAGGGAGACAATCTTTACGAATTCATATTCTCAGACAGTCTGGATGTGTGGGGTGAATCTTGGGAAAGTAAACCATCTAATGGGTACCCAGGACCACCTGAATTAAAATATATTAAAAAGGTAGGAGTTCTGAGAAATACTGATATAAAATTGGAATTGATTCAGAACTCCGATTTTTTTTGTATGATAGATGCGATTGACGATGTTGTCGCATTAGCCTGGGAAACTGATGATGAAGACGGAAAGAGATTAGTCTTCAGATTCGGAATGACCGAACAAGAAATAAAAGACAAACTCTACGAAAGAGATTTGATTTTAGAATTCGAAAAGAAAGTAGTTTATGAAAATTAATACAAAAGCATTAGAGCTTATCGAAAAAGGTTTATCATCTAAAACTGTAAGTAAGTTAGATGAATCACAAATCAACACGTTACACGCAAAATTATTAGGGGAACAAGTTACAGAAATTCCATCTAAAAAAACTTATAAAGTTGGTCCTAAGGGAGGGAGTTTACCTGCAAATCAAAAAGGGTATTCTGTTAGACAGGACCCAAATACTAAAGAGGTTCTTGCAACAGCGGCTGAAAGTGAACTTGAAGAAGATGTTGAAGTAACTACTGACCCAAACAAAGAAACTGAAACTCAAGACCCTAAACAAGTGGGTCCATCATCTGATGATGGGTTTGGTGATGAAACCGATGGAATGGGTATGTTTGAAAGTAAGGGAAAAAATAAGCCAAATCCATGGTCAATATGTCACTCTCAAGTTGGTCCTAAAAAATCAAGAAAATGGGAAAGATGTGTAAAAGAAGTAAAAAAACAGTTGGGAGAAGGAAAAAATCCTGTATCTTTGTTCATAGAAAATCAAATTATGAAAATTGTTGAAAAAAACTTACCACCAAGAATTACTAAAGGGGACTTGGTAAAATACTTAAGTGAGGCAGAGCCAGCTGTTGCTCCGACAAAACCAAAAACAAGACCTAGTACAAAACCATCAGAAAGACCACAGAAACCGGCTCACCCATTGAAGAACCCAAACCCTGGCGAAAAACCAGCACCTAAGGCGAAGAAAATTAAACCTGAAGAGGCTAAAGATGAAGTTATTGATACAATCATGAAAATTTTAAAAAATGGCTAAGATTAAAGAACAAATAGATTATCAGGGAAGACCTGAAAGAATGGACCCAAATTTGGAAAGAAAGTTAAAAGACCCTGAAGGTCTTTATTCTAAAAATCCTGCTCTGAAGAGAGGTAGTGAAGATGTTCAAAGACTTGTTAGTTCAAGATTCTTAAAAGTTGCCGAAAAATTGAGAGGAGTAAGAGGACTTGAGAATTTAACTCCAGGAGTTATTCAACGTATCTATATGGAAGAAATGTCAAAGCTTCAAACAATTATGGGTATTGAAGCTCAACATAGAGAAGAGTTAGAAGCGTTGGCAATTGAAGCCGGAATGGACGAGACAGAAATACCTGAAGGATGGGTTGAAATTGAAGCTCGTTTAAATAGACAGCCAATTGATGTATCAAACTTTAGATATAATCCTGAGGAAGAACCTGAGGAGGATGAAGAAGAAAAGAAACAAAAATTATCATTCCAATCTTTTGATGTTGAAGACTTGACAGATGAAGAAACATTGGAATTAGAAAAACACAAAAGAAATATTATTAACGCTTTGATTCAAGGAGCAGCTAAGAAAGGTCACTATATCTTTCAAAAACCTGCAATCAAAGCTCAATTAGACGCAATTGACCCAAGATTATATCCTGCTTATTTGGGTATTATGGCGGTTAATGATATGTTATACTTTACCATGGAACAACAAATTGAAATGATGTCCCAAACAGGGAACGGAGTTGCTGGTAAAGTTGAACTTGACCCTGATGATGAAGAAGGTGATGAGGGAGGGGATGAAGGTGGAGAAAGCGAAAGCGACACTAAAATTGTTGCTGACGGTATGATTTTCCCAATCTTATGCCATGAAATTATCAAAGGAATTGAAGAGGCTAAAGGTAGACATGGTTTACCGCAAGATGCCGAGTTAAGACAAAAAGTTCAAGGACAAACAGACGTTTTATCTAATGAGCCTATGCAATTGAGAATTGGGCCGGAGATTTCTGAGAAACTTAGAAATGCTTTACCTGACTCAATGTTTGAAGATTCAAATAAAGGTCTAATAAACTGGTTCCATGTCTTGCTATATCAAATACCAGCTCAAGAATTCTTGGAAATCATAGGAAACGCAATTTCTGAAGATGCATCCAAAGTTAGAAAGGCTACTTCAAGATTCGAGGAAATCATGAAAGAGGCTCAAGAAATGAGAGCCGAATTCGAAAATTTCAAAGATGAAAAGGGTAGTGACTCTGATGATGACGATGACTTTGGAGGTGATGATGACGATTTAGATGATTTAGATGATTTCTTTAGTAGTTTAGGTATATCGAGACCTAAATAATTCAAAGGTGACTAAAGAACAATTAATTATAGAAGTTACGAAGTGTATGAGGAATACTCCTTATGCACTTCGTACTTATTTACAAACATACGACAACACTGTTTCCAAGTATGTTCCATTAGATTTATTTCCTGACCAAGTTAGTCTTATTGAAGACTATGATGCTTACAATGAAAATATTGCCTTGAAATATCGTCAGGCAGGTGTATCAACAGTTACCGCCGCTTGGGCATCAAAAAAATTGGTGTTTGCCAAAAAACAAAAACCTGAGAAAATTCTAATCATTGCCAACAAATTGGATACATCTGTCGAGATGGCCAATAAGATTAGAAGTTTTACAGAACAATGGCCATCATGGGTTGGTGTTGGATTTGCCAAAGAAAAAAACTCACAAAGACACTTTAAACTTACTAACGACTGTGAAGTAAAGGCGGTTGCAACATCAAAAGATGCCCTGAGAGGTTATACCCCAACCATCCTTATTTTTGATGAGGCGGCGTTCATCGAGGCTGACGGAGATTTCTGGTCAGCGTGTATGGCCTCACTATCTACGGGTGGTAAGGTGATTGTTGTGTCCACACCAAACGGATATGACCCAATTTATTACGAAATCTACGACCAATCATTAAGAAACATGAACGATTTCAAAATATCGGAAATGTTTTGGTACCGTGACCCAAGATATACAAAAGACTTGTATATGGTTAAGACAAATGATTTGGTTCACTTTTTACTCAACAGAGAAGAGTATTCTGAAAAAGATGTTATTGATTTGTCAATGGAGAATCCATACGACAGAGACCACAAAGTTACAACCGATTATATTGACCAAGGATATAAACCATGTTCTGCATGGTTTGAGGGGATGGTTAAGAAGTTAAAGTTTGATAGACGTAAAGTGGCTCAGGAGTTGGAATGTAATTTCTTAGGTTCGGGTGACAACGTATTCGAATCTGAGTTGATGCAAGGTATTGCTAAAAATACTTTACGTGAACCTCAGGCTAAACTTATGGGAGGGTCACTGTGGATATTTAAAGAACCCGTAAACGGTCACAAATATGTTATGGGTGTCGATGTATCCCGTGGTGATTCGGAAGACTTCTCGTGTATCCAAATCATCGATTTTGATGAAAGAGAACAAGTATTGGAATACGTTGGAAAAGTTCCACCAGATGTTATTGCGGAAATAGCCTATAAGTGGGGTAACATGTATAACGCATATTGTGTTATTGATATTACTGGAGGTATGGGAGTATCAACAGCAAGAAAAATGCAAGAACTTTCATATGGTGGAGGTTTGTATGTTGACAACGTTGACACAACAAACAAATGGAAATTCGACCCTAAAATGAACGAAAGAATTCCTGGTATTAATTTCAATAATAAAAGGGTTCAAATTATTGCATCATTTGAAGAATCGGTGAGACATGGATTCAAAGTATATTCTCATAGATTATACAATGAAATGAATACCTTTATTTACGTAAATGGTAGACCTGACCATCAGAAAGGACACCACGATGACTGTATTATGGGAATGTCTATGGCAATATATGTTGCGGAGAAATCATTTGCATCTTTAAGTAAAGTTGTAAACCATACTAAGGCTATGTTAAATTCATGGTCTACAGTGATGAATGAGAATAAAAACAGTTCAGATTTCTTTAATCCGTTAGTTCCTCAGATGGGTAGACAAAACCCAATTAATCAAGGTGCCACTAAAGCCGATTACCAAAAATATGGATGGTTATTTGGTGCGTAATAACTATTTATATTATTGAGGTAACAAGTAAACTTATAATATGGCAGAACAAAACATGACGGTCTGGCAAAGGCTGTCACAAACATTTGGACCGAATTCGTTATTAAATCAAGACTATCCTACTTTTAAGTTTGATAAGAAGGAATTATTACGCACAACAAGTAGACAAGAATATGAGATGGAAAAACTCCAAGCTCAACAAACTTACTACTTAACGAATCAATGGGCTAAAGTTGAGAATAACCTTTATTCTCAAGCAATTTATTATGAGCCAACAAGATTGTCTGCTCAGTATGATTATGAATCAATGGAGTATACTCCTGAGATTTCTGCGGCTTTAGACATCTATGCTGAAGAATCCACAACGACAAATGAAGACGGATTCATTCTTCAAATTTATTCCGAATCAAAAAGAATCAAAGGTGTATTAGCCGATTTATTTAATAACAACTTAGACATCAATACTAACTTACCTATGTGGACAAGAAACACTTGTAAGTATGGTGACAACTTTGTCTACTTAAAGTTAGACCCTGAAAAGGGGGTTGTTGGTGTACAACAATTACCTACTATTGAAATTGAAAGACATGAAGTAGGTGTGAGTGCAAAGATTTCTGTGGATATTACAAAGGAGTTAGACAAAGATAAAAAAGCCCTTCACTTTACTTGGAAAAACAAAAACATGGAATTCCAATCATGGGAAATTGCTCACTTCAGATTATTAGGTGACGACAGAAAACTTCCTTACGGTACTTCTATGTTAGAAAAGGCAAGAAGAATTTGGAAACAACTTTTATTATCAGAAGACGCAATGTTGATTTATCGTACATCAAGAGCACCTGAAAGAAGAATGTTCAAAGTATTCGTTGGAAACATGAATGATGATGATGTTGAAGCATACGTACAACGTGTTGCTAACAAATTCAAGAGAGAACAAATTGTTGATAGTAAGACAGGTAATGTGGACATGAGATTTAATCAGATGGCTGTAGACCAAGATTATTTCATTCCTGTTAGAGACCCTGCGGCACCAGACCCAATTACAACATTACCAGGTGCAACAAACCTATCGGAGATTGCCGATATTGAATATATTCAAAAGAAATTATTAACAGCACTTCGTGTTCCTAAGGCATTCTTAGGATTTGAAGAGGTTGTGGGTGACGGTAAAAATTTAGCGTTACAAGATATTAGATTTGCTCGTACAATTAATAGAATCCAAAAAAGTATGATTCAAGAACTTAATAAGATTGCAATTGTGCATTTATTCTTATTAGGTTTTGAAGATGAATTATCAAACTTCACTTTAGGTTTAACTAACCCGTCAACTCAGGCTGACTTATTGAAGGTTGATATTTGGAAAGAAAAAGTTTTATTATACAAAGATTTAGTATCCGACCCAGGAAACGGAATTCAAGCAACTTCGTCGACATGGGCTAAGAAACACATCTTTGGTTGGTCAGATGAAGAAGTTCGTTTGGATTTACAACAACAAAGAATTGAGAGAGCTGTGGGTGAAGAACTTAAAGCGACTCCAACAGTTATTACTAAAACAGGTTTATTTGATAATATCGATAAATTATATGGAAGTGCTACTGGAGGTACTGCAAACGCAGCCGCGGCGGCAACTGCTGGAGGTGAAATAACTGCACCACCACCGGGAGGAGGTTTTGAAGCCGCACCACCACCTGAGGAAATACCAGCAGCACCTGAAGCGGCACCACCTGCAGGAGGTGAACCAGAATTAGCTCCTGAGTCTAAGAAAAAAGACATGAACATTCTAGTAGAAAATAATTTAATTGAAGGGTCTCGAATGATTGATTTAGGTCAAGGACAAGATTCTTTAGGAGAAATTTCGAAAGAATTGGATAAGTTATTAAATTCATAGTATTTATTTGAAAATGAGCAAAATGACCTTCGGAACCATAAAATCCATAATCGAAAACAATCTTCTTGAATCTTACAAAAATGAGAAGGAATTCAAGAAGTCTTTACGAGAATTTAAACACAATGTGTTAAGTGATAAATCTATGTCAAAAGCGTATGCTTTATATGACCAGTTAAGTTCTGCACAGGGTCTTACAGAAGAAATCGCTAAAGAATATTTGGAAGAAGGGGTTAATTTGCTACAAAAAATAATACCAAGTATTAGAATGCCAAAAACATTATCAGAAAATGTTAATAACAAATATTCTGATATTGAC